CAGCCGTGACAAGATTCGCCTCAAGGGCAGCGCGAAACAATTCAAGCGCGCGCCGGGCCCAACGGGCGCGGCCCGCCTCGAGCAACGCGTGCACCGCCTGGCGCTCGACGCCGCGCGCCTCGCCCGCAAACACGACCACGACCAGGGCTACGCGTCGCGCTTGCTCGAACTCTTGTCGCAGTTCGTCGCGGAGGAAGGCTGATATGGACACGGCCCGTGAACTCCTGCACGCCCTCGATCGCGTGCTCGCCGCGCAGGCGATCGATCCCACGCTCGCCGCGCTGACCGGCCACGTGCTCGGCGGGCTCATGGCGGCCAACCCCGACATGGAGGAGGCGATCGCGATCGACCAGGCGATCCGCATGGCGCGCGCGACGGTCGCGCAGCTCGCCGGCGCGCCGATCACGCCGCCGCCTGTCGTCGTCACGGGCCGCACGGTGCTCACGCCGGCGGATTTCACGTACCTCGGCGCGGCCACGCTCCCGCTCGACACGAACGGCCAGACGCGGTTCGGCTACAGCACCGGCGCGCTCTCGGGCCGCGTGGTCGACGGCGCGATTCACCTGTTCATCACGGGCGCGCAGGCCGAAACCGGGTGGATGGACCCGGTCTACGAGGTCGCGTGGCACGGCGCCGGCACGCGCTGCACGCTCGTCACCAATTGGGGCGACATCACGCTGGGCCAACGCGTCTCGGCGGCCGGCAACGCGGTGCCGCTGCACGGCCTGCTCTGGGACCCCGTGACCGCGCAGCTCCTGTGGACCTACATGGACAGCTACAACGTCGGCGGCGCGCACGACCCGTGCCTCGGCGCGTCGCAGCTCACCCCGGGCCACGTGATCGTCTCGGGCCCGTGGCGGCTCACCGATCATGCGGCGCGCGTCGGCGGGTATCTCGTCGCCCTGCCGGAGGCGCTCGCCGCGCACCTGGGCGGCGCGCGCTTCGCCGCCGGCGCGCCGATCGGGTCGGGGAATGCCTCGTCGGCGTGGGGTGCGTTTTGCGCCGCGTTCGCGCTGCCGCCCGCCGGCACGCCGGCCGATCCCCTGGCGGACCCGTCGTGCATCACGATTCAATCACGGCACCTGATTTACGCCGACTTCGATCACAAACAAGCGCGCGCCGGCGATGTGGACGACTGCGGGTGGACGCACTACGGGGAAGCGGACAGCCAGGGCGCGGAACCGCAATTCAACCCGGTGCAGGACGGCACGGGGTGTACCGTCAACGGCGAACTGTGCGGCGTCTCGTACGGCCCGATCAGCACGTTTACGTCGATGGATGCGCTCTCGGCGGCGGCGTACATCGCGGGCGCGTCCAAGCACGGGCTCGTGTACATCGGGCAACTGGCGCGCACCATCGCCGCGCAGGCCACCGCGTACGGGCCGCTCGGCCGCTGCCATGTGTGGTACGGCCCCGCGCAGGAATACGGCGTCAAGAAAATGTGCGCGCACGGGCAGAACGACACGCGCTACGCGCCCGAAGCGACCGGCCCGAGTTGCACCACCATGCAGTCGTCGCTGTTTATCTACGACCTCGACGATCTCGCGCGCGTCGCGCAGGGCGCGTGCTCGCCGGTGTTGCTGCCGCCGACCACGGACGCGGCGGACATGAGTGCAATCGCGCACGCGGGCGCGCCGTTCCCACAACTCGTGTCGTATGGGTTCTGCACGTTCGGCGGCGCGTGGTGGGACGCGAACTCGCAGACGCTGTTCGTGTCGGAGTGTCACGCGGAATGGCAGGGCGAGTGGAGACCGGTCGTGCACGCGTTTCAGGTGGCGTGCTAAACGCGCACTCACGGAGGATTAGGTATGGCTACCTTGAACGTCAGCGTCGTCGACCAGGCCGGCGCGCCCGTCGCGGATCAACTCGTCACCATCAACACGTTCAACGCGCACGACTATGCGCAGCCCGGGATCGAGATCAACCCCAACCCGCGTCGTACTGGACCCGATGGCCAGGTGAACTTCTACAGCGGCCCGCCGCTCGGTGGCGCGATCATGGTGCAGGCCACCGCGCAGAACGGCACGACGGACCCGGTGCACTTCGACGGCACGACGAACGTGCTCGTCACGGTCACGCTGATCCCGTTCACGACCGCCGCCGCGCCGCTGCCGCCCGAGCCCGAACCCGGGCCCGGACCGACGCCGCCGTCCGCGGGCGCCGATGCCATCGATCTCTCGCTCGCCATCGTCGCCTCCGGCGATTGTCCGCCGGTCGCGCACCTGCCGATCATCAGTGCGATGGCGTCGATCTCGCTGATTGACGCAGGGACCGAGGGTCAGGGGTTCGCGATGAACTTCCCCGGGCGCGATACCTGGCCCGGCGTCATTCCGCCCGGCTGGGAAGGCGCGATCAACCATACGCTGTGGATCGCCGAACGCATCAACGGCACGTGGTACGTGCTGCCCATCAAGGAAGGCTTGCACGACTACCTGACGCTCGGGCCGATCCTCAACCCCGGGCAGATTCCGCAGAACCTGACGTACTTCGCGCAAGCGCCGATGTACGGGTACCAACCCAAACCACGCGAGCAGGTCGGGTTTTTCGCGACAACGGGCGATACGCGCCGCATGAACCTGCAACCGCTGGTGGGTGCCGGTCGGACCAACGTCGTGCTCGTGCCGTTTGCGGCCGGCGAGTACACGTTCCCGGCGAGCGGGACGCGCACGGTCGTGGTCGTCACGTCGAGCAGCGCGCCGACAGGGCAGCCATGACCGTCATCCTCGTCGGGTGCGCTGCGGTGTGCCTGGTATGCGTGGGTGCGATCTGGGCCTGTTTCGAGATCCGACGAGGGTTACGGTGATGACCGACGACGACGTGCTCGCGGCGATGCATCGGTATGGCGGCTCGTTCGTGAGAGGTCTTGCGGCGCTCTATCACCTCGCCGATGACGACAATCGGCGAAGGTTGCGCTTAGCATTCCCCGAAACTTGGGCGTCATATATCGAACTCGCCGAACGGGTCGCCGAACGGAAACCGTGCGCGTGCGGCTGTGGGCGACTCGTGGCCGGTGGGCTCATGGAAGTCGCGCACCCGGACGACTACCGCGACGAGCGTGGGTAATGCCGATGGCCCCGCCGCGCGCGTGCGCCACGTGTGGCCGCCCGGGCTGTACCGAACACCGAGGCACGCGCGCGCAGCGCACGACGGGCCGACGCCTGCAACAGTGGCGCTACCAATTGGCTCGAGCGCAGCCGTTCTGTGCCCGCTGTCACGTCGAGGTCGCCACCGTGCGCGACCACGTGGTACCCCTGTGGGCTGGTGGACGGGACGTGGAGACCAACACGCAGGCGCTGTGTGCCACGTGCCACGACACCAAGACCGCGGCCGAGTCTCGCTGGCGCTATCACCGGTGATGCATATGCACCCAACGTATGCAGTGCCCAAGTGCCCAAGTCCGCAAGTCGTTGATCCGCCGATCGATACACCGGGGGGAGGGCAACGACTGTGCCACAAGTAGTCGGGAAACCCTCCGGCCGACGCGCAGCCTTTGACTAGGGTTAAACCTCTGGTAGACCCCCCCGTCACCCCGGTGCGACGGGATCGGCGTGGGGGGTGGATGGTCCGCCAGGAGGGGCCGCTCGGCCCTCCTACGGCCGCCAGAGACCCGATCGCGTTCATCAACAGCCTGACCCATACCAAGGGGCCGTACGCGCGCCAGACGTTCCAGTTGCGGCCCTGGCAGGTGCGCATCCTGCGACAGCTCTTCAAAAAGCGGAAGGACGGCACGCGGCAGTACCGCACGTGTCTGTTGATGCTCCCGCGGAAGAATGGCAAGTCCGAGCTGGCGGCGGCGGTCGCGTTGTACGGCCTGCTGGCGGATGGCGAAACGGGCGGGGAAGTGTACTCGGCCGCGGCGGATCGGGACCAGGCCGGCCTGGTGTTCGGCGTCGCGGCGCAGATGCTGCGCAACGATCCGGCGCTCAATGCCGAGTGTTACATCGTCGAGTCTCAGAAGCGGATCGTCCACCACAACAGCGGCAGTTTCTACCGCGCCATCTCGGCCGAGGCGTACAGCAAGCACGGGTTTAACGCGTCGATGGTGATTTACGACGAGCTGCACGCGGCGCCGGATCGGCGGCTGTATGACGTGCTGTCGACGTCGATGGGCGCGCGGGCCCAACCGCTCCTGCTCGTGATTTCCACGGCGGGGTTTGACCGCCAGTCGATTCTCTGGGAACTCTACGCGCACGCGAAAAAGGTCCAGGAGAATCCCGCGCTCGATCCGACGTTCCTGCCGATCCTGTACGAGGCGCCGATTGACGCGGACTGGACCTCGCAGCGCGTCTGGAAAAAGGCGAATCCCGCGCTGGGCGATTTCCGCAGTCTCGAGGAAATGCAAATTCTGGCGGCGCGGGCGCGGGAGATTCCGGCGCAGGAGAACACGTTCCGCCGGTTGTATCTGAACCAGTGGACCGAGCAGGCGGCGCGCTGGATCACGATGGCGAGCTGGGACGCCTGCCGGGTCGCCGGCGATCGCGCGCGGCTGCACGGCCGCCGCTGTTACGTCGGGATGGACCTGAGTTCGACGACGGATCTGACGGCCATTGTCGCGGTGTTTCCCGACGACGCGGGGCCCGGGTTCGACGTCCTGGCGCAGTTCTTCGTGCCGGCCGACAACCTGGCGGACCGGGTGCGCCGGGACCGGGTGCCGTACGACCAGTGGGTGCGCGAGGGGTGGCTCATCGCGACGCCGGGTAACGTGATCGACTACGAGTACGTCCGGCAGAGTCTGCGCGCCTGGCAGACCGAGTTCGACGTGCGTGAAATTGCGTTTGACAAGTGGAACGCGATCGACCTCGTGACGCGGTTGCAGGCGCAGGACGGGTTCGCGTGCGTGCAGATCGAGCAAGGATTTGCGTCGTTGTCGGGGCCGACCAAGTCGCTCGAGGCGGCCGTGCTCTCGCGGGCCCTCCGACATGACGGACATCCGGTGCTGCGCTGGAATATGTCCAATATTGCCGTCGACCAGGACGCGATGGGAAACCTGAAACTGTCGAAGAAAGTGTCGACGGAACGGATTGACGGGGCGAGCGCGCTCGTCAACGCGATCCATCGGCGCGATTACCTGGCCGCGGAGCCGCGGTCGAACTATTCGATGATTGTGCTGGGATGACCAAACGGCTCGGCCGTCCCCCGCTCTATGACCAGGCGGCGACGACGCGGATCTGGGTGCGCGTGACGCCGGCGCAACGCCTCGAGCTGCGGCGCGTCGCGAGTGACAATCGCACGGGCGTGTCGGGCATCATCCGCGAAGCCGTCAACGAGTTCGTGAGTGATGCCGGCGAACGCCGCCGGCCCTTTCGTCCGCGCAAAACGCCGGGCTGACCGCACACTATCGCGCGTGTCCCTGACACGCGCGTACGCGCTGCTGACGATCAAGGCCGTCGACACGTACCAGCGCACGATCACCGGGGTCGCCACGACCCCGGAACCCGATCGCATGGGCGACGTCGTCGAACCGCTCGGCATCACCTACAAAAACCCGCTGCCGCTGCTGCTGTACCACGACGCCAAGAAGCCGGTCGGGACGGTCACGTTCGACGCGCCGACCGCGACGGGGCTCGCGTTTACGGCGCATCTGCCGACGGTCGACGACCCGGGCCCGCTGCGCGACCGCATCGAGGAAGCGTGGCAGAGCATCAAGGCCGGGCTCCTGGCCGGCGTCTCGATCGGGTTTCGCGCCCTGGAACACACCGTCAACCAGAAGACCGGCGGGTTCCGGTTTCTGGCGACGGAGATTCTCGAACTCTCGCTCGTGGCGATTCCGGCGAACGCCGGCGCCACCATTTCGTCGATCAAATCGCTGGATCTGGCCGCGTCAGGCCGTCATCCGTCCCGCGTCCGGGACTCCCTCCCGATTGTGCGCGTCGACAAGGGCGCGCGTCTCATGGAACAGAAAACGCTGCACGAACAGATCACCGGGTTTGAAAACTCCCGCGCGGCCAAGGTCGCGCGCATGACGGCGCTGATGACCGCGTCGGCCGAGACCGGCGCGACGCTCGACCAGACCGAGACCGACGAGTACGACGGTCTCGCCGCCGAGACCAAGGCCATCGACGCGCACCTGGTGCGCCTCGCCGCGCTCGAGCAGACGAACCTCACCAAGGCGATCCCGATCACCGCGGCGACGCCCGAGGACGCCAGCCGGTCGCGCGGGCATGTGCCGGTCATTTCGGTCAAGAGCAACCTGCAGCCGGGCACCGCCTTCATTCGGTACTGCCAGGCGCTCGCCGTCGGGCGAGGATCGCGGCTCGAGGCGATCGAGTTCGCGAAGCAGTGGCACGATTCGACGCCCGAAGTGGAACTCGTGCTGAAGGCCGCCGTCGCGGCCGGCACGACGACCGACGCGACGTGGGCCGGGCCGCTCGCGCCGATCACGCCGTTGGCGTCGGAGTTCCTCGCCTACCTGCGGCCGGCGACGATTCTCGGCCGCATTTCGGGGTTTGTCCAGGTGCCGTTCAACGTCTCCGTGCCCGCGCAGACGGGCGGCGGCACGTATCAGTGGGTCGGCCAGGGCGCGCCCAAACCGGTCGGCAAACTCGCGTTCGCGACCATCACGCTCGGGATCACCAAGTGCGCCGGCATCATCGTGATCACCGAGGAACTGGCGCGCACGTCGACGCCGTCGGCCGAGGAAGTCATCCGGCGCGACATGGTCGCGGGCATTGCGCAGTTCCTCGATCAGCAGTTCATCGATCCGGCCGCCGCCGCCGTCGCGGGCGTGTCGCCGGGCTCGGTGACCAACGGCGTGACGCCGATCACGACCGCCGGGACCTCGCCGGCCAACGCGCGCACCGACGTGCAGGCGATGGCGAACGCCATGACGGCGCTCAACATCTCGACGGCCGGCGCCGTGCTCGTGCTCTCGGAGACCAACGCGCTCGCGTTCACGAACGCGCTGAATCCGCTCGGCCAGCCGTTGTTCCCGGGCGCGACCCAGAGCGGCGGCACGATCATGGGCTACCAGGCCGTCGCCTCGCAGGCCGCCGGCACGACCGTCGCGCTCATTCAACCCAACCAGGTCCTCTATGCGGATGACGGCGGCGTGACGATCGACGTGTCGCGCGAAGCGTCGCTGCAGATGGATACCGCGCTCGACAATCCGCCACTGGCGACGACGCTCCTGACCTCGCTCTGGCAGATGAACCTCGTCGGCCTGCGCGCCGAGCGGTTCATCAATTGGAAAAAAGCGCGCACCGGCGTCGTCCAGTACACGGTTGCGACCTACGCGGCGTAGCCATGCGGGTCTCCATGACGGTGCGCCGGGACGGGTACTGGGACGGCCAGTACCCGCGCGTCGGCGACGTGATCACGGTCGAAGCCGGCCTCGTCGAACAACTCGAACTCGCGGGCTTTGCGATGCGCTGCACGGTCGACGCGCTGCCGCCGCGCGTCGGCCCGAGCGGCGCGACAGGGAGAAAGCATCATGGCGCTGGTCGGTGAATCGCTCGAGGTCGTCGGGCGCGTCTATCACACGGAAAACGGCAACGTGCATCTCGAGGGCGAACAGTACGCCGTCACCGATCGCGTGCTGGCGGAAACGCTGGTCGGGATCGGGTTCGCCTCGCCGGTCGGCTGGTCGCCGGACCCGCCGCCGCCCGAAGGTGGCGCCCTCAGTCGCGGCGCCGACCGGCACGACGAGCGCGGGCGCGACGAGCGGCGCTGATGGCGACGGTGCGGCTCCGGCTGTTCGGGCGCGGGCTCGAGCTGACCGCGAAACAACTGAACGCGCCGTACAGTCCCGGCGCCGTCAGTGGCGGCGGCTGGTACCCGCTCGTGGTCCGCGAACCGTACGCGGGCGCCTGGCAGGTCAACGTCGAAGGCCGCCGCGATCAGATCCTGCAATACGCGCCCGTGTTCGCGTGCGTCACCCTCATCGCCCAGGACATCGGCAAGTTGACCCTCAACCTGGTCGAGCAGACCGAGGATGACCTCTGGGAAGAGACGACCTCGCCGGCGTTTTCGCCGGTGCTCCGCAAACCGAACCGCTACCAGACGATCACGAAGTTTGTCGAGCAGTGGATCACGTCGAAACTGATGTGGGGCAACGCGTACGTGTTGAAAGAGCGCGACGCGCGCGGGATCGTCACCGCACTGTACGTGCTCGATCCGCTGCGCGTCACGCCGTTGATTGCGCCCGATGGCGGGATCTACTACCAACTACAACATGACAATTTGTCAGGCACGCTGGCGCTGACCGGCGAGCCCGATCGGATCACCGTCCCGGCGAGCGAGATCATTCACGACCGGATGGTCTGCCTGTTCCATCCGCTCGTGGGCATGTCGCCGATCTACGCCTGCGCGATGGCGGGCACGCAAGGCCTGGCGATTCAGAACACGGCGACCACGTTTTTCAGCAAGGGCGGCCAGCCGACCGCCATGTTGACGACGCCGCCGGGGATGACGAAAGACCAGCTCGTGCAACTGCGCACCGACTGGGACACGCTCAACAGCAGCGCGAGCCGGCTCGCCATCCTCACCGCCGATCTGAAATACACGCAGCTCAGTATGAACGCGGTCGATGCGCAGTTGATTCAGCAGCTCGGGTGGACCGCGCAAACCATCTGCAGCGTGTTCCACGTGCCACCCTTCCTGATTGGCGTCGGCGAACCGCCGCGCGGCGTGCAGCTCGAGTCCGAATGGCAGATGTACCACTCGTTGTGCATTCAGTCGCTGCTCACCAACTTCGAGACGTGTCTCGATGAAGGCCTCGGGCTCGACGGCACGACCTACGGCACCGAGTTCGACATCAACGATTTGATTTGGATGGACACGGCGACCAAGACCAAGGCCGCGGCCGATGCGATCGGCGCCGGCGCCCTGTCACCGGATGAAGCACGCGAGCGGTACTTCGGGCTTGGCCCCGTCGAGGGCGGCGATACGCCCTACATGCAGCAGCAGATGTTCAGCCTCAAGGCGCTCGCGCAGCGCGACGCGCAGGACCCGTTTGCTAAACCCGCGCCGGCGCCCGCCGCGGCGCCGGCGACGCAATTGCCGCCCGACCAGGTGGCCGCGATGGCGCGCGAGCTGTTGACGAAAGCGTTGGCCGCATGACCGCCGATGATCTCGCCGCCGTCATCGCGGGAATCGCGCCGTTGATCCGCGACGTACGCGAACGACTCGTCGCGCTCGAGACGCGCGCGCTCGTGCCGGGGCCGCCAGGACCCGCCGGCGCGGATGGCGCGCCCGGCCTCGAGTGGCGCGGCGTGTTCGCGGACGGGCAGACCTACGACCGCGGGCAGCTCGTCACGTGGGCCGGCTCGACGTGGCACGCCAACGAGACGACCACGACCAAACCGGGCGACGGCGCGAAGGCGTGGACGCTGATGGTCAAACGCGGCCGCGACGGCAAAGACGGCAAGGACGGCCCGTCCGGTCCCGAGGGGCCCAAAGGCAAGGACTGGCAACAGGTCTACGACGACACGAGGCGGCGGTGAGCACATTCGTGACCCTCGACCAGGTGAAAGCGCGGCTCCGGATCACGTCGACCGCGGATGACGTCGACGTGCAGGCGATGGCCGACCAGGCCGAGGCGCACATTGTCGGCTGGTGCAGCACGACGCCGCGATCGAAAGCCGTCGTCGAGACGTGGACCGACGCGACGACCGTGCCGCTCGTCGTCATCGCCGCCATTCTGGTGCAGACCGGCGAGCTGTATCGGTTCCGCGGCGACGAAGTGCAGGGGCCGCCGCGCGAGGCCGGTGAAGAGTTCGGCGTGCAGGTCCGCGAACTGTTGCGCGCGTATCACGACCCGGGGATCGGATGAGTCCGACCGTCACGTCCTACATCTCGAGCGGCCAACGGCTGCACCAGGGCCTGTTTCAGCGCCCCGGGCCGCCCGTGCCCGACGGGACCGGCTGGGTCGAGTCGTGGATCGATCTGCCGCCGCCGGCGTTCGCGCGCATCACCCCGGCATCGCAGGCCTCGCTCGAGCAGATTACCGCGGGCACCGTGCTGTCGATGGCGACGCACATCGTGACCGTGCCGTACCGCGAGGGCCTGTCGACGAAGGCGCGGTTTCTCTACGACGGGCGGAGTCTGTCGGTGCTCGGGATCTTCGACTACGAAGAGCGGCACGTGCAGTTGCACCTCGTGTGCGCGGAGGTGGTCGAGTGAGCGGGCCCGGCGGGCAGACGGTGTGGTTCCAGTGGGACGGGATCACCGAACTCGTCGACCAGTTCGCGACGCTCGCGCGCGATCTCACCACGGACGCCGCGCCCGAGGTCGAGGCCGCGGCGCAGGCGGCCAAGAGCGCGATCTACGCCGGGTATCCGTCGCGCACGGGCGATCTCAAGAACCACCTGGCGGTCGTGATGCACACGGATGCCACGCGCACCGAGGCGGTCGTGATCAACACGTCACCGCACGCGGCCGTGTTCGAGCGCGGCAGCCAGGCGCGGCATATCGCCATCGGCGCGAACCGCGGCTCGATGCCGGCGAATCCGCTGTTTTCCGCGACGATGATCCGCTGGCGCCGCGGCCTGTATACCGGGCCGATCCCGCGCGTCCTCGCCGACATGGGCTTGACGGTCAATGGCACTGCTTAACGTCTCGACCGTCACGATCGCGATCCTGCAGGTGCTCCAGGCGGACGTGGCGTTGCGCCTGCTGCTGCCGGATGGCGTGTTTTTCGCCGAGGCGCGGCCGGGCTCGACGCGGTTCGTGATCGTGTCGCTCGTGTCGTCGGCCGAAGTGCCGATGTTCGGCGGGCCCGCCTACAAGGACACGGTCTATCTGGTCGAAGCGCGCGCGCTCACCACGGCGGCGTCGAGCACCGACGTGGAGAACGCCTTCGCGCGCATCACGACGCTCTTGACCGACGCCGAGCTGACGATGCCCGAGTACGGCGCGATGCTCACGCAATTCGAGGAAGAACTCGAATCGGTCGAAGTTGACGACATCGACCCGTCGATTCGCTGGAACCGCGTCGGCGGCCATCTGCACGTGATGGTCGCGCCGCTCGTCGGCTAACACGACACCCGAGAGGACACACCTATGGCAGCAGTGGATCGCATTCACGGCAAAACCGGGCAAGTCAAAATGGATCCGACGGGCGTCGGGGGCGCGACCGCGGTCGTCGTCGCCTCGCTCGACAAGTGGGATCTGGACATGGCGAAGGCGCAGGTGGACGTGACCTGTTTCCAGGATACGAACCACGTCTACGTCATGGGCCTCCCCGACCTGAAGGGCACGTTCGGCGGGGTGTTCGATCCGGTGGACGGCCTGGTGATCTTCTCGGTGATCTTCGGCACGGTCTCGCCGTACCTCGAGCTGTACCCGACGAGCCTCGGCAGCACGCCGCCGAAGTTCACGGGGCGCGGGTGGCTCGACGGCAAGATCAGCGTCCCGGCGAACGGCGCGGTCACGATCACCGGATCGTTTGTCGCCGCGGGCCCGTGGACGCATCCCTAGAGGGCGGGCGTGCTGTCGGGCGTCCTCGGATCGATCAAGTGGGGCCACTTCACCGCGGCGGGCATCCACGGCTATACGGTCACGCCGACGAACAAGGCGCAGACCGAGTGGACGCTGACCGCGACGGTGGTCCTGGCCGACGCCTTCAAGATGGCGCAGACGACGCCGCCGCTCGTCTTCGTCGCGAAGCACGCGAAAGGCGAGTGGTGCTGGCCGATCAAAACCCTGGCGCGGACCGAGTATGGCCTCACGGCGACGCTCGGGCCGCCCACTTCCCTGGTGCGCTGAATGGGTCGCTGTCGTGTGGTCGCGCCCGAAGTCGTGCGATTGTCGCTGTCGGACGGCGACTACCTCGACGTCCAGAAAGAATTGAACGCGGGGCAGTACCTCGAGCTGCTCTACGCGTTGTCGGATCGCAAGCCGTTCGCCAAGCCGATCGCGTATCTCGTGGGCTGGTCGTTCGTGGGCCTCAACGGCCAACCGCTCCCGTACGACCTCGACATGCCCGAGGCCGACCGACGATCGACGGTCGGCGCGCTCGACAAGGGCACGATCCGCGAGATCACCGCGGCGCTCGACAAACACGAGGCCGCCGAAGACGTGGCGCTGACCGCAAAAAAAAAGACCCCCAGTTTAGAACTCGCGTCCTCAGCACCATGAACATCTGTCGCGCGATGGGCGGGTGGCGCTACGAGTGGGTCGACACGCTCCCGCGCGCCGTCTATGACGTGCTCGTCGACCACCTGAACGCGAGCCAGGCCGACTGATGGCGCTCACCGGCACGCTGCTCGCGGACTTCAGCCAGTTCACGAACGAGGCCGCGAAGGCGACCGCCGCCGTCAAGACGATGGAGTCGGGCGCCGACACCGCCGCGGCGCAGTTGTCGAAACTCCCGGCGGTTGCCGAGGAAAACGCCACCGCGTTCGGCGGGCTCAGTTCGCAGATCGCCGCCACCTTTACCGGCATGGTGTCGTCCGAGGCCATCATCGGGGCGACGTCGGCGGCGTTTCACACGCTGACCGAATTTGTGAGCGAATCGGTCGCGGCGTACAGCAAACAGGAAGACGCCACGATCCAGCTGACGGCGGCGTTGCGGCAACACGGCCTGGCGACGCCGGAAGTCATCAGTCAGTACAACGCCCTCGCGACCTCGTTCCAGAACACGACCAAGTACGCGGATGAAGACATTGCGGCGATGCAGAAGTTGCTGACCCTGGTCGGCAACGTCATGCCCAGCCAGATGGAGGCCGCGCTGAAGGCCTCGACCGATCTCGCCTCGGGCCTCGGCATCACCCTCGAGCAGGCGACGATGTTGGTCGCCAAAGCCGCCGAGGGACACATCACGGCGCTGGGGCGGTACGGCGTTATCGTCGATGCGGCGGATGTCAAATCACGCGGGCTCGCCGCGGTGCTCGATGTCATCAACGAGAAGTTCGGCGGCCAGGCCGCCGCCGCGATTGAGACCTATTCGGGCAAGGTCGCCCAGGCCGCCAATGCCTGGGACAACGTCAAGGAGGCGCTCGGCAAAGTCATCCTCGAAGACCCGCTGGTGACGGCGGCGCTGAACCACATGGTCGAGGCGACGAAGAACGCCGACACCGCCGCGTCGGAGGCGCGCCCGACGCTCGCGGGGCTGGCGGCCGACTTCCTGCTGATCGACCGGAATACCGCCATCGCGATTGACGGCCTCGGCGCCTACGTCACCGGCCTGAATGCGGTGGCGCAAGCGCAACGGATGGCCGACGCCGCGCCGAATCCGCTCGAGACGCTGATCACGCAGTGGATGCCCGGCGTGCCCAAAATCACCGCGGGCCTGGACCTGATGAACGCCGAGTGGAAGGCGCAGGAAGAGCAGCTCAAGAAGGACGCCAAGGCGGCGGAGGAATGGGCCAAAGCGAACGACGCGCTGACCACCTCGCTCATCCCGTGGCAGGACACGCTGGCCACGGTCGACAAAGCGTTGCAAGAGGACATCAAGATCGCGTTGTCATCGGGCGCCACGCAAAAGGAACTCGCGACGGCCTGGGGGCTGAGCGAGGCGCAGATCAAGGCCGTGGTGATCTCGCTCAACGACTACGCGAAGGCACTTACGGAGACGGCCGACCTCGAGAAGGCCGAAGCCGATCAACGCAAGGTGATCGACCAGGCGATGTTGAAAGCGACCAACGATCGCGTCGTCGCCGAGTTCCAGAAAAAGCAAGCGGCCGAGGCGAGTGAGGCCGCGTTTCTGAAGGCCAACCTGGCCGACGCGCAGGCGCAGGACGCGATCCAGCAGGGCGTGACGAAGACGACCGCCGTCGCGACCGAGTCGGCCGACGTGATCGGGACCGCGTTCACGACGCATTTCAACGCGGCGAAGGATTCGTTTCAGCAGTTCCAGGGCGTCGTCGTCGCCGGCACGGCCGAGATGATCGCGGGCGTCACCGCGTTTCACGACTCGGGCGCGTACGTCCAGATGCAGAAGGATATGCGGGACGTGCAGAACGCGCGCGGCGGGTTCTACATCGACACCGGGTTCGCGCCGGCGCCCGTGCAGACGCGCGACAGTGGCGGGCCCGTCACCGCGGGCAAGTCGTACCTGATTGGCGGCGGCAAGGCGCCCGAACTGTTTACCCCTGGCGCGAGCGGGTTCGTCACGCCCAACGCGGGCGGCGGCGGCGGGGTCGTCCAGCACATCTACGTCACGCAACCGCTCGGTACGCCCGACGCCATCGCGCGCGCGGTCGCCGACGCGCAGATCGCACTGATGAAAGGTCAGGGCGCGCGCTTGCCCTACGGCGGATGATCCTCACGTATTCCGTCTCCGGTCTCGCGCGCTCGGGCGCCACGCGCTCCGGGTATCCCGTCCTCAAGGGCGTCAAGGTTCCGCTGTACGCGTTGTCGAATGTCGGGCGCTCGGGCGCAACACGATCCAACTACGTCGGCTCGCGGTCGTTCATCAGTGTCGGCGGCATCCAGCGCGCGGGGGGCATCCTCGCCGCGTCGCTCACGCTCAACGACACGATGAACGCGACCCCGACGACGCTGCAGTTCACGGCGTGCGGGTGGGTGCCGGTCGAGGGCGCCGACATCGTGATCACGCTCGGGTCGATCAACAACCCGCGCCGCCTGTTCGGCGGCACGGTGCTGAGTACCCGTCACCGCTACGTCGGCGACCGGCCCGTGCTCGACAACATGCTGTACGACGTGCAGGGCATCGACTACACGTGGGGGCTCGACCGCCGCAAGGTGTCGGGCGACTACCGCAACGCGAGCGTCGCCGCGATTGCCGCGTCGCTGCTGACGTTCGCGCCCGGCTATACGCTGTGGGTCGACCCCGACATCGGCGCCGAGATCCTCGACGAGATCACGTTCACCGAGCAGGCGCTCTCGAACGCGCTCTCGCAGCTGGTGAAGCGCGTCGGCGGGGACTACCTCTGCGACTACTCGAAAGTCGTCACGCTGTTCTACGTCAACTCGCAGCTCACGCCGCCGTCGAACGTGAACGCGGTCCACGAGTCAATGACCGACCTGGCGTTTACGCGCGACTTGTCCCAGGTGATCACGCGCTGTCTCGGGAACTTCGGCGGGTCGAACGCGCTCGACCAGATTGCGCCTGGCGCCACGCTGTTGCCGGTCGACACGGCCGCGTGGTACCTGCCGACGGGCGGCACCGTGCTCAGCGGGCAGCAGCGCGTGAACTACAGCGGCCTGGTGGTCGGGGGCGGCGGGTCGCTCGTCGGGCCGGGCGCGGGCCCGACCGGCGCGCCAAACGTGGCGCTCCTGCCGGGCGCCGGCGTGGACGTCGGCACGCACGACTATGCGGTCACGTACAAGACCGCGGCCGGCGAATCGATCCCGGGCCCGCGGCTCACCGTGCCGGTCGGCGTGTTCCTGGCGCCGACGACCGCGCCCACGCCCGGGACGCCAGGCCCCGGCGCGACCGGCCCCGATCCCGGCGTGCACGACTACGCGGTGTCGTTCGTGATTAGCAGCGGCGAGACGGTGCCCGGGCCGCGCGCGAGTGTGAGTACCACGCTCACACCGCCGCCCGACACGGGGCCGACGCCGGATCGCGTCGACCCGGGACCGGGACCGGACCCCGGGACGCATGACTACGCCGTCACGTTCGTGACCGCGACCGGGGAGACCACGGCCAGTCCGATTGGCGGATCGATCATGACGGGCCCCGTGCCCGTGCCGCCGCCCACGAGCGCGCCCGCGGCGGCGATCCAGATCGGGACCGGGCTCAATGCGGGCCCGTACACGTATGCGACGACCTTCGTGTCGGCGACCGGCGAAACCACGCCGGGGCCGTCGGTCTCGGTGGTGACGACGACCGCCCCGATCGCGCCGCCCGCGACGCCGGTCACGTTGACCGAGGTGCCGGTCGGGATCGGGGATTGGGGGTTAGGCTATCCGGTGGCCGTCACGGTGACGTTTGTCACGGCGACCGGCGAAACGACCGCCGGCCCGTTCGTGACCCTCGGCTGTACGCAAAACCAGTCACAGATCAACGTGAGCAACATTCCGATCGGGCCGCCGGGCACGGTCGCGCGGTACCTGTACCGGCGACACTATGCGGGGTCGCCGGGCAACTATGTGGATAGTGGCAACGTCTACCGCTACCCGATCAACGACAACACGACGACCGTGTACCCCCGCCTGGTCATGATCGGCGACCTGTCCAGCAGTTCTGGGCAAGTCGGGCCGCCGACGAACACGGCCGGACCCCAGCAGCGCGTTGCGGTCGCGTCCATTCAGACCGGGCCGGCCGGGACGACGGCGCGCCGCCTCTATCGCACCGGCTCTGTCGGCTCGCAACTGCGATTCCTGGCGACGATCGGCGACAACACCACGACGACCTATAGCGACAGTACGCCCGACGCGAGCCTGGGCGCCAATGCCCCGACGAGTGGCACCTGGCTGCAGACCGCGCAGACGGTCCACGTGTCGAGCATGCCGCGCGGGGCGACGGCGGGCGGCGCAACGGCGCGCAAACTCTATCGGCGCTCGGGCGGTGCGGGCTTGCGCCTGGTCACCACGATCGCGGACAACTCGAGTTCGACCTACACCGACACGACGCCCAACGCGTCGCTCGGCGCCGCGCCACCGGCGGCGAACACGGCGACCCTGCGCGTGATCCCGCTGACCGCGATCCCGCTCGGCAATAGTCTCGTGACCGCGCGCAAGGTGTACCGCACGGTCGCGAACACGGGCGGCGGCACGCTGAAACTCGTCGCGACGATCGCGGACAACACGACCACGAGTTATACCGACACGGTGAACGACGCGGCCTTAGGGGCCGCGGCTCTCACCGTGAGCACCGCGCAGGCCGCCCAGGTCCAGCTCACCGCGATCCCGCTCGGCGCCGCCGCCGTGACCGCGCGCGCGATCTATCGCACCAAGGCCGGGCTGACGCAGTTGCAGCTGTTGACGACGCTGGCCGACAACACGACCACGGCCTGGCTCGACGTCGCGCTCGACGCGACGCTCGGCGCCAACGCGCCCACGTCCGATACGTCGACCCTGCAACAACCCCAGGGCAACGTGCTCGCGGGCTCACCCACGCTGCCGTGCGCGTCGGTCGCGGCGTTCCTGCCCTCGGGCGGGTGGGCGATCGTCGGCTCGCAGAACGTGCGCTATACGGCCATCAGCGGGAATGCCTTATTGGGCATTCCCGCCACGGGCCCGGGCGCCATCACCGCCACCATCACGTACAACACGACCGTCGTCGCCGCGGCCATGCTCACCGGCGTGCCGGCCTCCGGGATCGGCGCGATCCGCTACACGATCCTCAAGGGCGACCCGGTCAACATCTTCGTCCAGGTCGACGACCTCGACGCCCAGGCCGCGGTGCGCGCGCAGCTCCCCGGCAGCGACGGCATTATCGAAGACGAACTCCAGGACGGCCGGCTGTCGTACACGGAAGGCGTGTCGCGCTGTCAGGCGCGGCTCGACCTGCTCGGCGCGCGCGATAGCAATGGCCAGGTCGGCGCGATCAGCGTGACGTACCGGTGCCGCGATACCAACACGATCGCGGGCGCGACCGTCTCGGTAAACGTCGGCCCGCCGATCAATCTGCTCGGCGACTTTCTCATTCAGCGCGTCGGCGTCGCGCAGTTCCACATCCCGAACCTCAACCCGACGTATACCGTTGAGGCCTCGAGCCTGCGGTTCTCCGCGGAAGAAATGCTGCGCCTGTTGCGGCAAGGGGCACTCTGATGGCTGTCACGATCACGCGCTCAATTTGGATCGACGATGACGGAACGGGTACCACAGGGACAGTCATCAACCAGGCGCTGCACACGACGCTCTACAACGAGATCGACACCGCGCTCGCCAAGGTCGCGCAACTCGCGGGCGGGAATACCTTCACCGGCAATCAGACGATTACC